TATTACGCAAAGCAGCTTTTGCCTTGGGAGATACAAGATACATCATATCACCTACTACATTTGCATCCTCAAGGCCTGCTTCAAAGTCTGTAAGTTTAGAAAAGTCACTCACAGTAGGAACAGCAGTACCACTAGCAGTATAGAAAAGACCCGCGGGCTGAGTGGTGCTACCTTGTTCAGCACCTAATACAGTTGCTTCAAGTTTGCTGTTGATTGCATTGAAGATCTCTTCTCTGATAGCTGCTTCTGCACCTACAGAATCTTGTACAATAAACTGCTTAGAGATAGGCACTACTACAGATAAGCGCTTGGGGGAAAGCTTTACATTGCTGAAAGTAATGTTTGCGTCCTTAGCTTTGGCAGTTTCACCTTCCCAGCTTACATTAGCAGAAGACATTACAGGATACTGCAAATCACCTACAAGACCAGGTACAAACCTAGCACCAGCTTGCAAGAGTACATTCTTTGCCTTAAGAGGAGTAACTACATCCATTAAATCAGTAGCTACAACGTCTTCACCTTCATCCGCTACTGTGAGGCCTCTCATTTCATTAGAAGGTAATTGGATTTGGCCTACATAGTTTAAGCCAGCTTTACGCATTTCTTTACTTCCAGCTTCTACTACTGCTTGGCTTAAGTTGTCAAGTGCTTTGTTGTTAGATACGCTTCTAATTGCACTGATAAGGGAGAATTTCTTTTCCATGATATTCTTGTTTTGTTTGTTATTGAATTGATTGAGTTCTTTGTTGAGTGAATCTATCTTGCTTCTATATTCCTCAATTTCTTTGCTTTCTTGATCTGTTATATCTCTGATCTCTTCCTTACATCTTGTGTATATCTGAATCATCTTCTGCTTAAATGATTCCTTCTCTTCTTTAATGTGTAAACTGCTTCTCATAAATCCAAAGTATCTGCTATAAGTGCATCCATCTTATTATCAATTTCTGCACTTAGGTTCATCACTTCCTTATATCTCTTGGCACAAGAAGTAGCTTCATAAGCGGGCTAAAATACGGGGCTAATATCATGTAATGCTTTTATGTGATAAATATCCCTGCAAATCTTCCCTTCTGCATTCTTGTACCATTTATCTGCTTTATCTCCATCAATAGAAAAGGCAAAGGAACTAGAAGTAATATCTCCTCTTTTCAAGTACTCTAATAGTTCATCCCCTGCAGCAGTGCAAGGAGCTTCAAAGAGGTATCTCAAGCCCTTATCATCTACTTCTAAAAGCAAGCTACCTTTTCCGTTCTTACTCCTAGCAAGCACTTTCTGATCATCATGATTGAGCTTAGCAATTACATCACTGTTTTTTATTGTCTCTTCTGTTATTGCTCCTCTTTTGATCTGTTCAGTCCAGCCTATATCTTCAGAAGGAGAATCAAAGATTACAGCATAACCTTCTACCATTCTATCATTAGAAGTAGGTTCATTCTGATACTGTCTTGTTTCCATTTAATGTGTTCTGATTTATATCCGTGTATGGTATAAAGTGTCTATCACCACCATCTATCACATTATACCCTAATTCACTTCTTACTTCATTTATACTGAGTACTCCCTTATCTAAGAGCTTCCCATAGAAATTAGCTTGTGCTTCTTTGTTAGTCCTAAGCAAGTAGGTTTCATCTAAATTGATCTGTAAGTTACCCTCACTTGGTTTAAGTAGCTTCCTATTAAACTCTTCCTCTACCATTGTAATATAAGGCTGTAGAGTATGCAAGAGAAATAGATTCTGTACTTCCTCTATATTTCCCAAATTCTTTGTTTCACCTAAAAGCAAAGGACTTAGACCAAAGAAGCGTGCTATATCTTCCACACTGAATTTCCTGCTCTGAATAAGCTACGCATCAGTTGCATTGAGGCTTATAGGTTGATAGTGCATATTACCTTGTAATATGGCTAATCCTTGCCCTCCTTCTGTATATGCGCTATTCCAAGAGCTTCTTATATCTTCCCTTTGTTTCCCTGACAGTTGGCCGTCTACTGTAAGGATACCAGATAAATTAGTACCATTCCCAAAGAAATTCTTTGCGCTGTTCTCTGTGTTACTGGCTATATCAATAGACCTGCTGGCAAAGCTAAGCACAGAAATTCCATTTATGCCATCATAGCTATTCTTTACCAGGTGAATCATATTGTAAGGCTCTATCTTTCCAGCGCCTAAAATTGTAGACTGATACCAAAGTGTCCTTTTCTCCTTATTGTAGAAGACTTGCACCTATTGAGAATCAAGATATATGAAATCTAGTGGAGTTCCATCTTCTGCCCTTTTGATATAAGCATATCCATTACCCTTAAGCATTACACTTTGGATAAGGAGCTTCATCAGGTTGTACTTAGTAAGTAATCCATCCTTGAATGCTAAATGCAAAGGGTGGTTTGTCATCTTGTTATCTTTCTTATCTGATTTGATTGCTATCTCTATTGGCAGCAATGCCATTGAGTCTGATATGATTTCTACTGCTCTGTACACTGCACTTAAAGTCATTGCACTGTGATTGTTGCTGTAGTTACCAAACTGCAATGCTTCACTAAATGTAGAGTAGGAGCTATTTCTTTTTTCTGCTCTTGTAATATTGAATCCAAAAAGTTTCATTAGTCTATAGTGTTACTGTATTGAGGAGTATCTAAATAAGCCCCCAAAGCTTCTATCATGCTTATCACTCCATCTATTTTATTCATTCCTGCCTTCTATCCACCACTCTTCACGGGCTTTGCATTATCATTGTGATCTGTCTTAAGACTGACATTAGAAAAGCACCATCTGGTAACTGGATTATTATCAATAACCACCTTACCTTTTTTGATTAGACGCTCAAATTCTTTTGTTGGCTTGTTGAAGTTCCACAAAGCCTAAGAGTAAGGATATAAGGGTAAGCCTTTATTTGTGCAATCTATAGCCCACTGTGTACTATTGTAGCTATCATAGGCTATCTTATCCACAAATAGATAATCTGATATTTGAAGAATCTTCTTAGTTACTTCATCATAATCTGTAACATTACCAGCAGTAACAATTAAATGCCCTTCTCTTTTCCATTGCTTGTAAAGTTCAGCATTAGGATTACCTGATAAAGCACTTTGAGGAAGAAAATACCAGCTCTTAAAGTAAAAGGTATCATCTGCTTGTATCATGCAAGATAAGGCGGTTAAATCTGAAACTGCTCCTAAATCTACACCCAAATAAGCAATGCTTTCCTTGTAGTCTTTCAGGTCTATCTTCTTACTACTGGATAAAAGGGTATCTTGTGTAATCCAAGTATCTATGCTTGATACCCACTGATTAAAATTCTTGGTTCTTACTCCAACCTCCAGGGCTGAATTATTGATAGCATTCTTTACTTGTGTCCTAAGATAATCCTTTTCCACTGTGATGCCAAGACTAGGATTTGCTTTTATCCAACATTCTTCATCTTGGTAATTGTCTTCTTCATCTAAAGTGAAGATAGCAGCAAATTGGCTATCATTCTCCTTTACTCCTGATAGGATCTCCAAGCAGGTACTTCTATAGTTGTAGCAGAAGCCGTACTTGTTGAAGCCAGCAGTAGTAATGATAATCCCCAAAGGGTTTGTTCTTGTTCCTTGACCACTTACCATTACATCCCAAAGAAGGCTATCTCTTTGCTCATGTGCTTCATCTAAACAGAAGCAGTAAGGATTATAGCCGTCATTGGTTGAAGCGTCTGCAGCAAGCACCTGAATAAAGCTTTTTGTTTTGTCAAACTTCACGCTATCCCTGTACCTCTTAAAATACTTGGCTTTGGGGTCTATGCTGCTCAAGAATGCACTGCTCATTTCAAAGCAGATCTTGGCTTGTTTTGCACTGTTAGCTACAAGATAAACTTCACTGCCATTCTCATGGTCTGCTATCAGCATGTAAAGACAGATAGCAGCCATTAAGGCCGTTTTGCCTTGCTTTCTTGCTAGTTCACAGTACACGTATTTAATTACGCGTTTCTCTGTTCCTTTACAGTAGAAGCCAAATATACTTGCTACTATCCATAACTGATAAGGTAGCAGCTTAAATGGTTTCTTGTTGTCCTTTCCCTTGTAATGTCTAAGCTTGCTTATAAAGTTTACTACTCTATCTACCTTATCTGATCTAAATTCAAGATCATCTCTTTCAAACCATTTCA